TTGGCCTGCAATGCGGCGGCGGCCTGGCTGGTGGATACGGTGATGCCTTTGGCAGACATTTCGGTCTGGTAGGCGGTGATTTTTTCGGCAAACTCAGCGGCAGTCAGCGTAGACTGATCAACCGTGCTGCCGCCTTTGGAATGCTCATTGAAATCAACCAGCTTCGGCATGGACTCCAGATAGTCCAGCATGAACTGGCGCGGACTGACTTTCTTGGCGCCAGCACCTTCGCCAAACTCTACGGTCAGCGTGCCGTGCTCCAGTCCAACCATGAATTCGACAAGGCCGGGCTTTTGCGCCGCCAGCACTTTGCCTTGCGTCACCAGCGCGTCAATTTTGGTGCTGATTTCGTTTTTTTCCAGCGCCAGCTCACGCGCCTTGATAGACTTTTCCTGCTCGGCAAAACTGGCGGTGCGTTGGTCATTTTCCGCCTTCAGGCGCTCGTTTTCGGCTTTCAATGCCGCGATTTGTTCAGGGTTCATGGTAGATTCCTGTGATTCGGTAAAATTCGGCGCAACAGGATTGGCTTGTTGCTCCGCCTCTTTCATTTGCTCCTGACGCATACGCTCCGCCTCTTGAGCAAAACCATCTATTTCATACGCCGGGATGAAGTTGTCCGCAGACTCGATGCCTTCTTTGGCAATGATCTTTTCGCGCCAGCGCCGCAAGATGGCCGCCAGATTTGAAAAGACCCAGGGGGAGACATCGCCAAACTCAACCACGCCCTGTTCTGCCTCATTGAACTGCACGTCCCTCAGGCCTTTCAGCGCCGGCGGCTGTGCACCCAGAAAGCCGACATGGCGCAAGTAGAGCGTGCCCGGCTTCGGATTGTTCGGGGAGTCCGGCAAATACCACGACGCAGAGCGTTTCTTGTATTTGCCCTGCTTCACCAGTTCGGCAAAGTCGGCATCCACTTGCTTGGGGTGAGCCAGGACAACGCCATCGCCGGTCAGCTCAAGATGATCAATCCAGCCAAAGGCCGGATGATTGTCCTTTGGGTGGCCAATGACGACCGGCGCTTCATGCAGGGTTGGGTCATAAGCGGATACAGCGGCAGACAATGCGGCCTGATCAAACGGTAGCGTCTGACCGTTGGTCGCCGTGTGTTTGCCGATGCGGAAGATTTCGATTGCTTGCATGAGACAAGGCCCTTGTTTCTTGCAAGCATTTTGTGCGTGATTTTTGAAGTTGTCAGGGTGCGACCAAAATGATTAGTCCCATTTTGAGACAAAAAGTGCAGGCAATAAAAAACCCGCCACGGGGGCGGGTTTGTGAGTGGCGGCTTTCTGTCGCTATTCCACAATGTGATATTCAGCCTTGAGCTGTTGCATTTGCGTCAGCAGTTGTTCGGCAGTTTCGGCATGGCTTTTTAACCGAGGCAAGGCGTATTCAATTCGGGCAATGGCAGACGAAAAAGTGCTTGATGCTAAAGTTTCACCCTGAATACTCACCACAAAGGCGGCCTGTTTGACCATTTCGCCATCGGCCTTGATATGCTCAAGCAGTTTTTTATGCTGCGCTTTGAGTGTGTGGTATCTGCCAATGGCTTCGTAGTTGGGTTCTGTCATATCAGGCTGCCTTGTGAAGCGCGTCAGGCTGTTTTAATTCGTGGAGATAGAGTGACAAGGGAATGGCGTTGTCTTCATCGCCGCCAACCTGCACTGTTTCTTCGTCAGGCTGCAAATAGTCACCAGAATCAAATAACTCCCAGTCTGCAATGAAGGCAACATTTTTATCGCCATGCGCCTCAATGAAGCGCTGCTTTAACAAAACCAACAAATCATCAGGCAGTCGCGCTCGTTGGCCAGAGATATATACAGTCGGGCCTTGATAACCAAATGGTGTATCAACTTTTCTACCGAAGTTGATACACCGCCTTGTTTGCTTATCAAACAAGCAATACGTAATGCTCATGGCGACTCTCCACCCGGATTGTATATAAACTGACTCTCCAGCAACAAAAGCCCGCTTGAAAAGTCAAGCCAGAGTGCGACCGTTTAACTTTTTCCTGACAATGTCATGAATTTCTTTTTTTTGCTTCAGCAAGGATTGCTGCTCTGATTCTGTCAGCATTCTCGGTTCTAATGAGGTATCTTGCTTCAGACTCTGTAAGAAGTTCGAAACCGTAGCCGAATACGGCGAGCCATTCTGATTCAAGGGTTCCATGTTTTTTCCGCAATTCTGTCAATGTGGATTGCTGCAATTTTAGCCGAGCCGAGAAGTCTTTACCAGCCATAACAACCGCGCCAATCACAAATCCGCCATTAGATTCAATATAGCCCTTCATGTTGGCTAGTGTTCCTCCTTGCCCAATAAAGTCATCCAAGAGCAGGTAGTTTTCCCCTCTAATGACCGCACCACCAAACAAAGCAGGCGTGGCCATGCGGTGGAATCCAGAAGACTTGGTGTGGCCTACCCTGTTTTGCTGGAAGATTGCATTATCTAATTGCCATCCCGTAACCATAGACACATAGGACGCAAAGACCTCAGGAATAACATTGGTGCTTGCGCCTTCAACAGCCTGAACCCCTGTTATCAAAGGATATTTTCCACCTGACATCTTCTTGATTTCATTGATTTTTGAGCTTGTTAAATACTCTTGGATCAGTATCAAGGCATCGTCAATGCTCCCGGCTTTGGCTTTGTCGTAGTTTGGATGTTGCCTAAACGCCTTTTCATTTGTCTCTACAATGGATACATCAGGGAAATCACCCCATTCAGTCCTTACTGGATTCATGTCTTTTGCTGCCGGATTTATCACTAGCGGCATTATACCCTTTTCACCCTTCACCGCCCTCTCCACCAGCGCCAGCCCATTCTCCGCCGCGTCCCTCAACTCCGCATCCCTGATAGCCCGCGCCTTCTCCCGCGCCAGTTCCTGCAAATGCTCGGCACGCTGAATACCGGCATTAAATTGAAAGCCGGGATCTATGCCTTTTGGCAGTTTCACTGTCTCGCCCGTGCGCGGGTTTTTCCAGTTTTTGTACTCCACGTCTTCGTCTGGCGATACTGACAAGCCTGCATCGTCCAGCATCTTCTGGCTCAACTGGATAACACTGCACCGGCAATTCCAGCCGTTTGGCGGGTAGTAGTAGCGCCAAAACGGATGATCAACCGGATATACCTTGTTATTCAGCGCCCGGTGCTCGTCCCGCGTGCGCAGATCATCGACCGCGTTGTACTGCAAATACGGCATTGTTGCCTTGTTGGCCTGAATCTGCTGCCACTGCCCGGCGGCATAGGCCGACTGCATGTTGGTGCGAAAGATCAGCTCCAGCCGGCGCACGCTGCCCAGTTGCGCAGAAATGGTTTTGCCGGTGGCCGGGTCAACCATCTCCTGTTTGCCCCACCAGCCATTGGCCTGCAAATGCGGGATCAGTCGCTTTTTCCAGTCCTGCATCGACTCGCCGCTAACCATCGCCTGTAACAGGCTGTCATATACGTCCTGCAACAGATCATTGTCGAGCATCTTGGCAATGGTGAATGCCTGAGCATGTTCTCCCCTCACCATTTCGTCGTATGAAAACGTCTGTTTCAGGCCTTTGGCGCGAAAATAGTTAATGGCTTGCTGTGGTGGCACATCAAAGCCAAAGGCAATCCTCATTGTTGCCCCCGGAACACACCCATTAACCGGCTGAACAAAGTCGCCTGCTCCAGTTTTTTAACGGTCTGATCTTTTGGCTGCTCCCCAAGCATGTCGATGATGTGCTGGCGCATGGATTCCAGATCCTCGGTATCCTCGGCGAATGCCAGTATCTGCGCTATGCGCTCACCGATTGCGCCTTGGGCATCTTGTGCTAGGCGGCGAGCGGCATTGATGACTGCCTCTTGATCGTCATCAAGTGCGGCTTTTTTCAGGGCAATGAAGTCTGGGTCGGCGTAATTGATGGGCTGTGGCTTGTTGCTCTGATCAAATCCGGGCGCCGGTTGCGCCTGTTTCTTCACCCAGCCCTCGCCGTAGGTTTCGCGCACGTAGTCTTCGGTTGGCTCATAACCCAGCTCCGAAATCAGTTTGTCTTCTTCGGCCTGTGTTTTCCGGTTTTTTTGTGGCTTGGCCTTGCGGTAGAGCAATGGCGGCTTTGCGCCGGGAAAGGCGGCCTTGTTGTACTCGAACCACCACTTGACCACCTGCATATTAAACGATTCGCTGACCAGATCGGCATCAGCGGCTACCACCATATCACGCACATCGGCATGGGTTTCAGACTGGCTGCGGCTGCTGCCGTTGTCCGTGGTCATGGTCTGCGAGAGGATGATTTTAGAAATGGCCTCGTTCATCACCCGGTGCATGGATTCGTAATCAGCGGCGCCGGAGCGAGCGGCCTCGATTAACGATATTTCTGCGCCTTCGGGGATCAGCACACCGGTCTCGGTGGCTATGGCCTGAACCGCCTCCATCAAGCGATCGCGCGTACCCTTGTCATTCTCCTTGCCTGCTGGCAGTTTTCCCACCGCCGTTGGCTGGCCGAATTTCTCCAAAAATATGAGCCAGAACTTGATGTCGCTGCGTTTGAAAAACACCGGCCAATACAGATAATGGGCCAGGCCCAGCCCATAGTAGTTGTCCGAATTGTCCGCTCCGGTGTTGATGACCCAGAACTTGCGATCAGGCATAACCTGGAACTGGTAATCCTGCGTGATCAGGTACAGTAGGCCGTCCACATTGAACCGAAACCGCGCCCGGTCACGCACTTTGATACCTGCGATGTCTGTCAGGCCGGTTTCGCCGCCGACACTCCACATGACCTCGGCAACGCCATAGCCGTAAAACACCGCCCACAACATTTTGTCGGTGATGTCATCCCAGTTCAGGCTGTCGATGTTTGCTGATAGTGCATCCGCCGCTGCCTGGCTGGCTGTGTCGTCCGCGCCCGGCTCCACGCACCATTCTTTTGAGATAACCGCCAGGCGGCGCTGCTGGAACGTACTCTTGACCTGGTCGTCCCGTGCTACCTCCTGATAAATCCTGAAATCCCCGGCGCCCTTGAGCATCAGCACTGAGTCTTGGTTTATCAGGATTTTCTGAAACGGGTCGATCATCGCACCAATGGTGTTGGATGTGGCAAGCGGGGCCAGCTCTTTGAGTGATGGCTGTTTGGCTAATTCTGGTGTTGGCATGGGTGCGACTGACAATCAGGGGATTATCAGCGCACTATGCACGGGTGACGGAGGTGTGTCAGGGTGCGACTAAAAGCCGCTATAACCGCTGCTGCCGCCTCTCACGACGCCATAGCCCGTATCCTCGTCCACCGCCTCGCGCTCTGGCTGGTCAGCCGTATAGCCTGCGCGGGTGTGGCCGGTGCCCCATGCCTCCAGGCGGCTGACAAACGGCGCACAGGCCATCACCAGCGCATCAGCCAGGTTGGGGCTGGGCACCTCGCGCTTGGCCAGATCCTTTTTGCTCTCCACCTTCACGCGGCCATCAGCGCCGTACTCGCGCTTGGGTGTCGCCAGCTCATCAATCAGCTTGTCCAGGTACGGGCAGTCGGCCGACAGACTGATCAGCTCGTCTGGCTCGAATTTTTGCCCGTGGGTAACGGCGTTGTAGGTATTGCGGAAGCGGTCGGCCAGCCACCACCATGCTTGTGCCTTGATATTGGAGAACATATCCTTGTTGGTCATGGCTGTGCCCGCATAACGCTGATCCGGCCTCCATACCGCCTCGCCTGCGTTGAACTTGGCGTGACCGACACTTCGGCCTTGAGCCGTGTTCAGTTCGTTGAATTTTGCCCCGGATGACGCGCCGACGCCGATGCTGTCGTAGATGATGCTGGCTGTATGCTCAACGGCGACGCTGTAGGTACGCGAACAGCTTTGCAGTAGCTGGTCTTCCCCTGCCTTCCATTCGTCCGCCCACTGCACCACAGAGCCGCGTACCAGCACATTGGCGCACTTGTCGTTGCCGCTATCGGCCACGTCAAAACCAATTCTTGTCTGCCCTAGCGCCTCAAAACCCAGCTTGGCATGGGCGTCGATAGCAGTCATTGCCCAACTACGCTTGATAATCACGCCGTCATCGTCATCACGCGGCACGCCTAAATAGGTATGCTCATAGTCCGCGTAATCCTCCGTCTGCGCCGCCTTGATCACCGCCAGCATGGTTTTTGACAAAAATGGATTGTCCGTGTAGTTGATTTTTCGCACCAGCGTGTTGGCTGGCGGATTAACCACAAATCGCTTATAGACAAAATCAGTGGCCAGCCGAGGGTTAAAAATAATCCAGAACTGGGAGTGCTCTTTACGGATAGTCGGCTCTAAAATCTCCCATTGAGATTCAGTGATATTATGCGCTTCCTCCAGCCAGCAAATATCAATGCTCTCCAGCGACTTAACCTCGTCAATATGTCGCCACAGGCCGTAAAACAAAAACTCGGACCCGGTGTTTTTATTGATTATCTTGTTGTCCAGCACCCTGAAGCAATCTTTCAGGCCAAAGCGCTCTATCTGTATTTTTAGCAGGGAATAGACCGATTCTTCGATTTTGTTTTGAAATTGGCGGGCGCACAAAATGCGCAGCTTGTATTTGTTTGCCAGAAAAATGGCGAACCCGGCTGCATCCCATGATTTGGATGACGCCCGGCCGCCGTATAAAATCTTGTTGCGGGCGCGGGCTTGCCAAAATTCCTTTAGCGCCGGGTTAAGCGTCGCTTTCGCCATAGAACCAGCCCAGACCGCTTTTTACCTCGACGGTGGTTTTGTTTTCGACGACTTCTTTGCCCAAGCCGAGCAGCTTGGCCTTGCCCATCGTAGCCGCCACGGCTGCGCTAGACTGTGGGGTTTCAGCGGTTAACGCCGCTTTTCTAGCCTCCTCCAGTTCCTCCAGCAAATCATCAACCTCCAGATTGTGGCGCTGGCGGTGCGCTGCCTGTAACTCGCCCATCCTTGCCGTAATCTTGCCGTTCCCTAGTAACTCATGCGCCTTACGATTGATGCTATCCGCCTTCATCCGTTTGCAGTCATACGCCTGCCTGTAAGCTTCGCTGGCATTACTCAGCTCGATGTACAACTGGCAGAACTTTTCCTGCTTTGGCGTTAGTTTAACCACGTCACACCCCCAAACCCATTTGTGGGCTCTTGGCAGTAATCCTTCCACGAGCTTCAAACGTATCCAGAATTCTCTGAATCATTTTACGATCCAGCTCATAGCTCCCTGCAAGTTGAGACACGCTGACTCCGGCACTGTAGTCCTGCAATATTGATTCGTTACGCAACTGAACCATCGCATTAACCTCGATGGGGAGCCTGATTTCTACGCCTCTGAATTGCTCGCAAAACGCCTCTGATTTTTCGCGGCCAATCAGTATGACGAGCCAATGAAAATCGCTCAGCGAGCAGACATGCGGCGGTGACCAGTGCTGCCCGCCTTTTTTGCGAATGAGCCTGATTGCCGCTTGCGGGCCGATCAGCTTTACAATCTGCGCTAATTGATGACTATACGACATTTTCAACCCTCTCAAGCGCTTCCAAAATCACCGCTATCGCCTCACCACTCATTACCATCTTCGTGCTGAACCGGAGCAGTCTCCAGCCGCACAGAATGAGCGCGTTATACTTGTACATATCCTCGATAAAGCCCTGTGGCCGCTGGTGGCGCCCAATCAACCCCACTCCACCCTCAATCACGCTGGCCACAAAATCTTTATCATCGCGCAATAAACAAAAACCATCCCCACCCATTATGACCACTGATCGCAATAGTTGCAGCGCAAACGATCAGTATCATGGCGCAATCATGTTTATTGACCATGCTCAGTGCGAGCATTCGGCTGTACGTTTGGACACGGCGGGCATCGCTCCAACTCAACAATCCG